TCGCCGATCTGCGCCGTGCCGACCGCGAGCGCCCCGATCAGCGCATTGGTAATCGCGCCCGCGCCGATCTGCCCCGTGCCGACCGCGCCGGGCCCGATCTGCGCGGTGCCGACGGCATTCGTGGCGATTTTCTGATTCGTCACGGCGCCGTTGCCGATCTGCGCGGTGCCGACCGCCAGCCCGCCGATTTTTTCATTCGTGATCGCGCCGTTGCCGATCTGCGCGGTGCCGACCGCCAGGTCAATTATTTGATTGGTCCAGATGGAGTTCGGGGCGATCTTCGTATTCGTGACCGCCCAGTCGGCGATAGAGGGATTCGGGAAGTTTCCGCTCAGGCTCCCGCCCGCCGGGCCCCCGGGTGCCCCGCCGGTCGGTGCGATCATGACTTCCGTCGCCGACGTCACGCGCCCCTCGGGATTGATCGTCACGCGGGCGACGCGGTCGGAACCGCCGTAGGAGCCGGCGGTGACGCCGCTCGGCGCGATCGTGGGCGCCGGGAAGGAGCCCGCGAGGCTCCCGCCCGCCGCGCCGCCCGGGGGAAACGTGCTCGTCGGGCTATTCCACGCCGCGATGAGCGTATCGATATCGCCGTCGACCTCAGTCGCCAGGATCGGCGCCTCGTCGGGCGCGAGTGCCTGCACTTGCGCCGTGAAACTGCGGACGTTCCCGGTTTTGACCGGCCGTTGCAGTAATGGAGTGCCCATGGGACTTGCCTCCGTTAGTAACTCCAACTGTCGAATTGCCAGCGTCCGACATTCCAGCCCGCGCGCGCCGTGCCGTACGCAAACGTGACGATCGTATGCGCCGGCGCCTCGCGCCGGATGATGCATTCGAGCAATTCGGCGCCCTCCGCGGTGTACAGCGGATCGCAGAGATGCCAGCATCCGACGGTAATAAACGTGATCGGGAATTGGGCAGAATGCACCGTCCACCAATAGCCCGGGACGCCGATGTACAGTCCCGCGCAGAGGACTCCGCATCCGATCGTCCATGGCGGATCATGCTCGGAAATCGTAATGTGGAAGCCGTACGCCGCCGCCAGCGCGATGAAATAGGCGCGACTCTGCCCGCCGCGCGCGGCGAGTTTGGCGCAAATCATCGCCCGTTGCACCGCGAGCGGCGGCGGCCAGTCCGTCGTACATTCGTCGGGGAGGCCGACCATCGCCGCCCATTCGGGGAGGAGCTCCGTCGCACCGCAGGGGAAGGACTCGGCGAGGAGCTTGCAGTCGCTCGCATGGACGCGGAAATACTCGCCCGCGGGCACGTACCAGAATCGCCAGAGGACGGTCTCCGGCAGCCGTGGCCACGCGGCGCCGCGCGGAAGGAGATCCATGAGCAGCGCGTGAAAGTCCTCGACAGTGAGGCCGCAGAGCGCCCCGATCTCCGGCGTCGCTGCCGGCGGGTCCGCAACAACCGGCGTCGCGGCGAGGGTCTCGGCGAGGCGATCAGGCAACATAGTTCACCGTGCCGAGCATCCCGATTTCCCCGATGCCCGCCGGGACATTCCCGGGCGGCTGATAGATGGTGTGATGGCGCTCGCCCGCCGCGGCGCTGACCGCTTCCCAAAGCCACGAGACAAACGTGGTCTGCCCCGGGACGGCGTTCCGGTGGAAGGTCGCGCGGAGCTCGGCTTGTGCCGCCACGCGGACCGCTGGGGTATCGGGCGTCAACGCCTGAACGACGACGTCGATCGGTTTCGGGATGGGCGCCATCACGGCGAGGAGCGCGGTCACGGGCCGGAGCTCGTCGAGGTGGGCTTGCACGAGAGCCACGTCGGCCGGTGTCGGGATGCCATCCTGTGCGGCGCGGACGTCGTCCATCATGAACCGGACGACGACGGTCCCGGGCCCTTGCTCGAGCGGATAGACCCATGCGCGCGTGACGCCCGGGACCTCGAGGGCCCATGCGATGAAGTCCGTTGCCGAGCCGCCCGCGGGCGGGAATTGGATCCGCATGAGGAGGCGCATGCGGAGATGCTCGTCGGATTCGAGGTCAGCGCCGCCGGCGAGGCCCGGCTCCGCGACCGTCGCCCGCATATCGACGCCGGGCGCCGTCGTAATCATGCTGACCTCGGTGCCGGGATCGGCATTCCCAGCGGCGCCGGCGAGGACCGCGGTCACCGGAACGATGCCGCTGCCGGCGGCGTCGAGGCTAATCGCCTCGCGGGCGGCGACCGCGACGCGATCGGCGCGCATCCATTCGGCCGTCACCGGGACGACGGCATTGGCCGCGCCGGTCACGGCGAGCGCGCCTGTCGCTTCCGTCGCCGGCTCGCGCGGGACGCCCCAAATGCTCGCGAGCCGCTCGAGGTAAATCGCCTCGGCCGTATCCGGGAAGAGTTGCAGCGCCAACCAGTCCTCGTAATCAAACTGGGCATTGGAGAGCTCGGCGAGGACGTCGGCGACGACGCGGAGGTTGGATTCGCGGAGGAGCGCGTCGGCGCCGGGGAGCCGCGCCGCGAAGTCTTGCCGAATGCGGTTCCGGAGCTCCGGGAGGATCGGGCGGACGAAGGGCATTTAGGCCACCCGGCTCCCGATCGCTCGCGTGACCGCCGCCGGCCCGGCCGTCGTCGTCGGGAGGAGCTCCGTCGGCGCGAGAAACAATTGTTCCCAGGCCCACGCGAAGGCGCTGTCATAGATCGTGCCGTCATAACGCAGAATGCGGACGCGGAGCCCGAGCGTCCCGGGCGGATGCCCGACCCGATCGAGCCAGGCGGCGCGGACATCGACGCGGGCGGCCGCGCCGTCGCGTGTCATCCACTCGAGCGCCTCGGCGGCGTAGAGCTCGGCGCGACTCCGCGTCTCCTCGGTTGCTTTCTCGCGGACGAGGAGCCAGAGCCGCGAGCCGAGCGGGCCCTCGGGCGGCGCCGGATCGTCGCCGACGGGCCCGTGATCGCCCCACCAGCCCCGCCGGTCGTCGGTGCCATCAGGCAAGAGATCGTCCGGCCATGCGCTCCCGTCCGTAAAGAGCGAGATAATCACCGCCGTCTCGAGATCGCGATTCACCGCGAGGCCCGGCGGATCCATCATCCAGTCGGCGGCCCACGGCGCGGTTTCGGGCATCCAGGCGGTACGGAAGTCAGACATGAGTCGGGATCGGGAGCGCGTGCGCCGCCGCCCAGGCGTCGCGACACGCGTCGCTATCGAAGAGGAGATCGGGTGCGGTCGCTTCCAGCGTCCGGCCGCTCGGCGGCATCAAATGCGCGGCGGGATTGTCCCAGAGGTAGGCAATGGAAATCATCTTCCAGCCGGCCATGCTGGCGGCCCTCTTCTGGCAGTGCTCGCACGCGTACGTGATCGGCATGCTGGCTCCTCAGCTAAATTCCATCGCCCACAAGTAGCCGGCGGCCCCGGCGTCTGCGGCTATGAAGAAGCCGCCTTGCTGATTCACGTCGAAGACGACCGTATAGGTGCCCGCAGCCGGCTGCGCCCACCCCAGGATTGACGGCGCCGCGACGCGCATCGATGCAGCGCCCGTGCTGCTCAGCGGATCGAAACGGACCTGCGTGATGAGCATCGAGTTTTGTTGGAACCAGACCCGAAACCAGCAATAGCCAACGGCCGGCGCGGCGGGCGTCGCAATAACGCCGCCGAGGGTTACCCCAGCGAGTACCCAACCGCCCCGGACCGTGATGTTTGCACTGCCGACCGTAATCCAGACATTTGACGTCAGGTTGTAGAAGCCGCCCGCAAAGGCGGCGTAGAGCAGCGCACGCGTGGTCGACCCGATCGCCATCTGGTTCGATACGACGGTGGTAGCTGCCAAGCTAGGATTTGGGAAAGTCCCGCTCAGCGACCCACCCGCGGCCCCCGTGGGCGCGCTCGCGGGCGGTGCGCCCCACACCGTATCCGTCGCGTTGGTTTGCAGGACTTGCCCCGTGGCGCCCTTCGCCAGTCGCACGAGCTGCGGCGTCGCGTTCGCGACGAGAATGTCACCGCGCGCGAGTGGCGTCGTGGCGCCGAGCGCCGCCCCATTGACCCGGGAGACGGTCGGGCTCGGATAGCTCCCAGTCAAATCACCTGTTGGCGCGCCAAGATTGGTCGCGGCCGCGCCAGCTGCCAATACAGGATTCGGGAAGGTCCCGCTGAGGCTCCCGCCCGCCGCGCCCGTCGGAGGGCTCGCGGGCGGCGTGATCCACGCCGTCGCAAAATCCGCCGCCGTCGATTTCGACAACACCGTCCCCGCCGCCCCGCCGGTCGGGACGCCGGCTCCCGTCGCCCCGGGCGGACCCGTCGCGCCGGTCGCTCCCGGATTCCCTTGCGCGCCCTGCGAGCCCGTCGCGCCCGTCGCCCCCGGAGGCCCCTGCGAGCCCGTTGCGCCGGGCGCCCCGGGATCGCCTTGCGGGCCCGGCGGCCCGGTCGCGCCCGTGGATCCCGCGGCCCCTGGCGGCCCTTGCGGGCCCTCCTCGCCGGCCGGGCCCTCGTCGCCTTGCGGCCCGGGCGGGCCCTCGG